ATTCATCAGAATACCAACAAATGCCCATGAGTATTATAACGCAATCGGGCAGTACCTTTATGGTATTAAGCAGGTTTCATAACCTGCTTATGTTGTTTATGTTATTAATTTAATAATATTATTATAATATACACATATAAAAGAAACAGGAGAGATAGTGTTAAATAAAAATGTAACAGATATTTTAAATAGGATAAAAAATGTAGCTGAAAATAAAATTTTACTTACATACCCATGGACCTACGCAGGAACATCTGATTTAGTTATGGGTCTTGATATAACAAAACATGATATAGACGAATTTAATGAGATAGCTTTTTATGACTTAGGTAAAGCCTTAGGTGTTTTCGGGTTGTTTAATGAAGAAAGAACTGTTACAGAAACAGATAGTAACATTATTATTAAATCTAAATATAACCAAGCTACAGTGTTAAAAAGTCATTCATCTAATATACCTAATAATAATGGTGAATTATATTTTAGTAAAATAGAGCCAGCACCTGACGTAGCTGTTTTCGAGTTAAATAAAGATACTATGCAAAGAATTATTAAAGCTGGTGCAGTATATAAAGGTGAACTAGATAATGTTAATTTTATATCACAAGATGATACATTAACTATAGAACTAGATAAGAGAAAAAGATTTAATTCTTCATCTGATAATTATAAAACAGTTGTGGAAGCAGACTTGAAAAAAGAATTTAATATCTCTATCCCGTTAGAGAAGTTTAATATTTTACCAATAGATACGTATAAGATTCATATAAAATATAATGAGAAAATGGATGATTATCGTATCATCATGTATAATCAAGATACAGAAGGTCTTAAATTTTTATTATCAATTAATGAGTAAAATATAATAACCATCACAACCATCACAACCATCACAACCATCACAACCATCACAACCATAAACTAAGTTTATTAATGCTTATGTGAGTGTATTCATATGAATATTTAATATAATTTATATATAATCTCATGTAAGCATTAAGGCTTAGATGGTTTTCGAACACAATAGATTCAACTGAGATAGATAGAAGTCAACACGACGTAAAACAACAAACAAAGGAAATTGAAATATGGAATTAAATGCAAATTCATTCGACTGGAATAATATAGCTGCTGGTAGTGATCCTTTCGCTAATACAAATGATAGAAACTCTAGAGATGAGAGATTCTATGTATTAACAAAAGATAAAGATACTGGTGCTGGTGCTGCTATTATTAGGTTTCTACCTGATGGTGATGTAAAAGCTGATGGTAGTATGGGTACTATCCAAAAAATCAACAAGATTAACACTACAATCATTAAAAACGGTAAAAAAAGATTTGTGAATGAAATTTCACCAACTTCGGCTGGTTTACCTTGTCCTTTCCAAGATAAATGGTCTGAATTATGGAATGCTGGTGATAAAGATAATGCTAAAAAATTCAGTAGGAACGAAAGATTTATTACTAATATTAAAATAATTAAAGACCCTGCAAACCCTAAAAATGAAGGGAAAATATTTTTATTCGACATGTCTAAAACATTAGCTAATAAGATTAATGGTATTTTACAACCATCTGAAACTGATATTGCTTTAGGTGCAAAACCAATGGAATTATTCAATCCATTTAAGGGTCATAATTTTAAATTAGTGTCTATTAAAGGTGCCAATGGGTTCATTGAGTACACAAATTCTAGTGCTGTGGGTGAATCTACTGCTATTTATGATTCAGTAGATGAAGGTATCTCTGATATTAAAGAAAATGCTTATAAATTATCAGAATTTACTAATCCTGAGAATATGGTACCATATGAAAAATTACAAGAAAAATTAAAATGGGTAATGTGGGAAGATACACCAGCGGTTCAGGGAGTATCTCAACAAACTCAACAAACACCACAAACACAACAAACACCACAAACACCACAAACACAACAAACACCAGAGGTAAGTGTCGACACCCAAAGCCCATCAGCTGCCTTAGGGAAAGAAGCGAGTAATGAACAAAATAGTGCATCATCACAAGAACCAACACAAGAAATAGTACGAGAACCGGTACAATCTCCATCACAAGAACAAACACCAGTATCAGGTGGGAAACAAGATGATTTAGATAAATTACTAGCTGGGTTAAAAGTATAATATACTACCAGCTGAAAGGTTTTCAATGATACTATATGATTTTAGTTCATTAATACATAGGAGCATCTACAATGCTCCTAAGTTAGCAGAGGCATCTAAAAAAGATGGTAAATTCGTTACTGATGAATATATACACCTAGTTATATATAAAATACTTGATGAATTAATAAATACAGATTTCCAACATGGACCTAAGTATGGTGATTTAATCGTATGTTTGGATGACTCTTCTAGGAAATATTGGAGGAACGAGATATATGATGGTTATAAACAACACAGGAAAAAAACAAGAGATGAATCTGAAATAAATTTCCCAGAGGTGTTTAAACACATAAATGTTCTAATTGAAGTATTAAAACGATATTCACCATGGAAAGTATTTGCGGCTTCAGCTGCGGAAGCTGATGACACAATAGCTATTTTAGCTAAGAAATACTGTGATTTCGAGCCCATATTAATACATAGTCCTGATAAAGATATGATTCAATTACATAAATATGGTAATATAGATCAATACTCAGCTATAACTGGTAAGTGGATTTTACCAGAACATAAAGGTTCATTAGAAGAATGGAAAATGGAGCATGTTGTTTTAGGAGATGCTTCTGATGGGGTTCCTAGAGTTGTTGACCATACTGAATTCTCTGAAGCTTTCCTAAACCATATAAAACAATACACAGATATTACGGAAGTAAAGAAATTTAATGAATATTTTGGTAAACTTGAAAATTTAAAATTAAAAAAGAAGATATTTGATACTTTTGATGTATGGAAATTAAACAGGAAAAAAGAACCAGTAGAGTTAGATATATATGTCAAGCCTAGATTCGGATTATCTAATCTTAAAAAAACAGTAGATAAATATGGTTCATTAGAAAAATGGCTTGATAGCCATCCATTATATAGAGAACATTATAAAAGAAATGAAATTCTAGTATTAGAAGAAAATATACCAGTAAATGTGGTAGCAGAAACTATATCATCATTTAATGAAAGTGAAACAAATTTTACTTATGATATGTTCCATAAATATCTTGATTCATATAACCTAGGAAATATTAAACAAGAATTCCGTAAAATAATGGATAAGTATGGGGAAACACAAGAATTAACTGCAGAAAATTGTGGTTGGTGATATTAAAAGGGTATAAATGCTAAGTCCAATAGATGTGAGATATTTTAAAATGATAGTTGGTGATACTATAGGTAAAGAAACAGATGTAGATGTTAGTGCTAGGTGTTGTGTCTGTGGTGATTCAACTACCAACAAAAATAAAAAACGGTTACATTTGTACGAAAAGTCAGGTACAACCCTAGTAAACTGCTTCAATGGGGATTGTGATGTACATCATAATATGTGGAATTTCATTAAAAGAACTAGTCCGGATTTATTGGATTCATATAAAAGAGAGACTTTTGGGGAAAAGTTAGATAATTACATCAATAGAGATAAAGAGCCTACACCCAACAAAGCCTTAGAAAAACTTGAAGATCCAATTACATATCATGATTTAACCTCATATTTCACACCTATAGAAGAGTCACAAAAAGCATTAGATTATATTAAATCGCGGGGTTTACCATATAAAGATACTTTTGGTAAATGGTATTATGGTAGTACAGATTTAATTATTGGTGATAAGAAATATAGTTTAAATGATTCTGTTATAATTCCGTTATATAAAGATAACAAAATGTATGGTTTTTATTCTAGGAAAATTGAGAATAAGTTTTTTGCTACTTATAATCCTGAAGTTAATATAGGTTATAAAGTTTGGAATTGGTTTAATATAGATAAGAGTAGACCTGTATATATTTTTGAGGGTATATTTGATGCTATATCTATTGGTAAAACTAATGTTGTTGCTACTATGGGTGCTGATATACCTATGGAAAGGGTTAGTGAACTATCCCAACCTGTTTTTTGTTTAGATAACGATAAAACGGGTTGGATGAACTCTATCAAATATGCAGAAATGGGTCATAGGGTTCTAATATACCCTGATGATTTACACCATAAAGATATGAATAAAGTACTCACAGAAGGTATTAACCCAGAAGAAATTGTAGATAGCAACATATATAAAGGTAGACTCGCTATTGTTAAATTAAGAAAAAAATTAGGTTCATAGTATCCCTAGGATCCCTAGGATCCATAGGATCCCTAGGATTATGAGTAGTGATTTATATAGGTTAAATTAAAAATAAATAGAATGAAGGAAAAAATATGTTTATACCGATAAATGGTAATAGAAAAAAAGTAAATTTAAAAAACGTATCTAATATTAATAAAAATATAGATAGGTATAGGGTCGTATATAACATGAATTATAGTGTTATAATGCCAGTTAAAAATAAGAATAAACAAATATCAGATTATGTATATGAAGATTTATCAACTAATATATTATTTTCAGATACAATCACCGCTTTAAGAAGAAATCCATATATAATGGCTAATTTTTTTGAGTGGGATAGAGGGTTTGTAAATCTAAACGAAATATCAAGCATCAAATACGAGACTAATAAAATAATTATTAATCTTAGTAACCCAGTCAGTGCTTATAATCATAACGAAGAAATTATTACATCTGAATTCGTATATATTAAAGGTTCTGTTAATGAAATAGATGATATTAAAAAACGGTTAGAAACTAAAATTAATATATTCAATAAATCTAATAAATCAGTAGGGGTTTAATCATGGATATTAAAGAAAGAAGTGAAGAAGATATTAAAAAGCTTACCCAAGACTTTGCTAAGAAAATAATTAATTTAATGAAACAAAAAAAAGACATTGATAAAGACATCAAAATAATAAAACAAGAAGCTAAACTAGATGGTATTAATGCTGCTAAGGTGACTAAATATATTAATACACTGAAAAAAGAGCTTAAAACTAATGCTTTTGATAAGCAGGAAGAAGAAAGAATTGCTAGTTTTTTAGATACTGAAGAAATTATTTTAGATGTTAATGAGTTAGTAAATGAGTCTTAATATACCATTCCTAAAAGGAGCAAAATATGCTCCTTTTTCATACTCTAAGATGTCTACCCACGAACAGTGCCCTAGGAAATTTAAATATCAATATATAATAAAACCACCAAAGAAACCTCAAAACATTGAACCTTTATTAAAAGGTGGAGCAGTGCATTCTATATTGGAACATTACCCCAAGAAATCACCTCATAAATTAGCGGATAAGTACTCACATATTGTTGAAGAGTTTTTAAAGTCTGATGACGCAAAATATATACTTAACCACTCATGTATGAATGAGCTAGATATACATATGACTAAAGAATTAATTCCCGAAAAAGGTAAAAACAAAAAGAGTTTATTTGTTGGTTCTGTCGATAGGGTTATGGTATCCCCAGATTATGTATGGTTATTAGATTGGAAAACCGGTAAATATAAACAACCTATGTGGCAAGACTTTAAACAACTCACTTACTACGCTATATGGTTCTTTTTAAAGTATAAGCATATTAATAAAATAAAATTAACATACTATTATATTGAGCACAAACAAAAAAATGAAATAGTTGTTGATAGAGAAAATATTAAAATATATTTAAGCGAATTTTTAAATAAAATTGAGCAGATAGAAAAAGATGAAACATTTGAAAAAAACCAGAGCCCCTTATGTAATTATTGTGATTATCAAGAATATTGTGATAAAGACAATGACGAGAGTAATGGAGTGTAATAGGGTGTAATATCGTGGTGGGCATATAAATAATATAAATTGTATAAGGAAATAAAATGGATTTAATCACTAAAAATTCACTAGAAGGTTATAAGAGTATTAACGAAGGTACTAGTGAGTCTGATATTGCGAGTTTTGAAAATATCATTAATAGACTTACAGAAGATAAATATAAAAACTCACTTGCTTACCAGATATGTGAAGTGCAACCTTTAAATGGCCCCTCAGGTGCAATATTTGTAGCTAAAAAAGATACAAATAATAATATAGAAATTATTAAAATACTAGCTGAATTATTAAAAGATACAGGAGACACAGGTATAACAGCGGAGGCTTTTGAAGATATTAATAGGATGTTTAAAGGTAAAAGAGCCGAAACATTAATGAAAAATATATTAAAAGGTAATTCTGATAAATTAGAAAATACTGCTTTATTAAATAAAATAGATACTGTTGCAGAATCAGTACCT